GGTAGATCGCCAGGACTATGGCAGTGATGCGGAGGAATGGGCGGACCTCATTGCGGACAACAAGATCGCGGAGTTATCCGAGATTGACAACGCTATGCTGAAAGACCTGCTCGAAGACATAGACGCGGGCTCCTTTGACATGGACTTAACCGGCTTCAGCACCGGCGAGCTTGAGCGACTGATGACCCAGTACAGCCAGGGGACAGAATCTGAAGAGGAGGACCTTCCGGCAAAGGTGAGTAAAGCCTTTTCTCTGACGCCAGAGCAGGCCCAAAAGGTAAGCCTGGCCATTGATACGGCAAAGGAATACTTCAGGCAAAAAACAGCCGGGGGAGCCCTTTTAAAGATATGCGAAAAGTTTTTAGGAAATGCAGGGTGATTATTATGGCTAAGCGCGGCAGGAAAACAATCTATGAGCCGAACAGGCACCCGAAGATCGCCGGGGCACTCGCCAGAAATGGGTGTACCGATGTTGAGATCGCGAAACTCGTTGGGATATCTAGGAAGACATTCTACGAATGGCGAAAGATGTATCCAGATTTTAGTGACATCATAAAAAAGGGCAAGCTGGAGACGGACCTTGAGGTCGAAAACGCACTGTTGAAGCGAGCGCTTGGATATGAGTACGAAGAGACTGAAATGACCGTCAGTAAAGTAATGGTCAACGGCAAAGAAGTCACCAGGCCGGGCAAGATCAAGAAAACAAAAAAGATCATCCCGCCGGATGTTGGGGCGATCTGTTTTTGGCTGAAGAATCGACAGAAAGATAAATGGCGCGACGTCCAAACCAGGGAGATTAGCGGCCCAGGGGGAGGGCCGGTGGAGTTGGCCAGTGAGGTGGCAAAAGAAGTAGCCAACATGACGCCTGAAGAACGGCAGGCGAGAATAAATGAGCTTATCACAAAGAGAACAGCTGGAGCTCTACCTGCTGATTGAGGCAGAACAACAGGAAAAGGCTGAGCAGAGCCTTTCAGAATATATAAAACAGGCCTGGTCAGTCATTGAGCCAGGCACGGAATATCTACATAACTGGCACATAGACACTATATCAGAATACCTGGAGGCAGTTACCGCCGGGCAAATCACCCGGCTGATTATCAATATTCCACCGCGGTACATGAAAAGCATATCAGTGAGCGTGATGTGGCCTACCTGGGAGTGGATAAAGAATCCGGAGATGCGCTACACCTTCGCATCATACTCACAAAGCTTGTCAACAAAGCATAGTGTCGACCGAAGGACCATTATACAAAGTAATTGGTATCAAAGGAAATGGGGACATATTTTTAAGCTGGCGAGTGACCAAAACGTTAAGACCGAGTTTATGAATACCAAGCGTGGCGTGATGATAGCTACCAGTATAGGCGGTACATCCACCGGCAAGGGTGGAAACCGGATTATTGTTGATGATCCGCATAACCCGGAAGAGGCCCAAAGTGATACCCAGAGGAACGCCGGGGTTACATTTTTCAACCAAACGCTATATACTCGCCTGGATAATAAGAAAAAGGGCGCTATTGTAATTGTGATGCAGCGTCTGCACGAAGGCGACCTCTCCGGCCATCTACTTGATAAAGGCGGGTGGGAACACCTGTGCTTGCCGGCAGAGGTGGAGGAGAGAACTATTATTTCGCTCCCCAGTGGCAGGGAGTACATCAGGGAAGACGGTAGTCTGCTGTGGCCTGAAAGAGAAGGCACAGAGGAGATCGCCAAGACCAAAACTGCACTCGGCAGCTACGGTTACGCTGGTCAGTACCAGCAGCGCCCGAGTCCGGCAGAAGGCGGGATCTTTAAGCGGCGCTGGTGGAAATATTGGCACTTCCCAGGCCATCCGCTGCCATCGGTGGTGGTGAATACGGAAGACGGCTTCATCATGGTGGACCCTGAGCCATTGCCGGATCTGTTTGATGAGCAGATTCAAAGCTGGGACATGGCGTTCAAGGGCACCACGACGAGCGCTTACGTCGCCGGGCAGGTCTGGGGCAAAAGAGATGCAAACAAATACCTTCTGGATCAGATACGAGACAAATTAGACTTTCCAGCCACAGTAAGCGCAGTGAGGGCGCTGACAGTCAAGTGGCCGCTAACCAGGGCTAAGCTGGTGGAGGACGCTGCCAACGGCCCTGCCGTGATATCCTCCTTGCAGCGGGAAATACCGGGACTAATCCCAATCGCTCCGCAGGGCAGCAAAGAAGCCCGGGCACATGCCGTAAGTCCGGACGTGGAAGCCGGAAATGTATATCTGCCACACCCGGCTATTTACGCCTGGGTGAATGACTACGTCGAGGAGCTGACTACTTTCCCGAATAGCAAATACAAAGACCAGTGCGACTCAACTACTATGGCGCTAAATCGCCTGGTGGCAGCCCTGGTTGTCGCTGTAGTGCCCCTTAATATCGAGAAAGAAAGCAAGTGGAGGACAGGCTGATGGCAGAGCAGAAAATAACGCCGTTTATTGAAGCTGGTTCAACCGGCTTAACTCGCTTCGGCGGCTGGGTACATGAAGAGTGGCTTAAAGACCTCCAGGGGATCCGGGGGATCAATATCTATAAAGAAATGCGTGATAACGATCCGGTAATTGGGGCCATCCTGTTTGCTTTGAAAATGCTCATCCGGCAGGCAAGTTGGCGCGTGGAGTCCGGCGGCCTTTCTACGCCGGACGACGAAGCTAAATCTTTTCTGGAGAGCTGTCTTTATGATATGTCTATGTCCTGGCACGACACCATCACGGAGATACTTTCAATGCTGGTATTTGGCTGGTCATGGCATGAGTGCGTTTTTAAGAGACGTCTGGGAGACACGCGAGACCCCACTGGGCGCAGTAAATTCAATGACGGGCGGATCGGCTGGCGGAAGATCCCGATACGGGCGCAGGAAACCTTCTGGAAGTGGATATTCGAAGAAGACGGAGGGGTTTCGGCCTTGCAGCAGCAGCCTCCCCCGGATTACCTGCTGCGGGAGATCCCGATCGAGAAAAGCCTGCTATTCAGGACGGAGGCCAACAAAGGCAACCCAGAGGGTAGATCTATTCTTCGAAATGCCTACCGATCGTACTATATGAAAAAGAATATCGAAGAAATTGAGGCCATCGGGATCGAGCGGGATCTGGCTGGCATACCCATGGCCCATGTTCCGCCTCAAATTTTGAGCATTAATGCTACGCCGGCAGAAAAAGCAGCAGTAGACGCCATCAAGCGGATGGTGACCAATATCCGGCGTGACAAAAGCGAAGGGATTGTGTTCCCCAGCGAGGACACCCCGGACGGGAAAAAGACCGGATATAAGTTAACCCTCCTTTCTACCGGAGGACGGCGTAACTTTGACACTACAGCCACGATTAATCGTTATGACCAGCGCATTACCATGACAGTCCTGGCAGACTTTATTCTCCTGGGGCATGAGAAGGTCGGGTCCTTTGCGCTGTCCAGTACTAAGACTAACCTGTTCAGCACAGCCATTGGGGCCTTTTTGGACAGCATCGCGGAAGTGTTCAACACCCACGCAATTCCAAAATTATTCGCCCTAAACTCCTTTCAAGGGATCACGTCCCTGCCCACTATCGCACACGGCGACATTGAGACGCCTGACCTGAAAGAGCTGGGAGAGTACGTTACTGTCTTGTCCGGTGCCGGAGCGCCACTTTTCCCCGACGATCAGCTTGAAAACTATCTCCGCGAGGTGGCAAGCCTGCCAAAAAAGGTTGAACACAGCCCGGCGCAGCCAATGCAGCAGCAAGGGGTGGCAAAAAGGCAGCAGGATGAATTTATAGAAGCTGTCCGGGAGCTTCGTGAGGCAGTAAAGAAGGCGATGACACAATGAACACGCAGCTATTGATGAGCAACCTGGCTAAAGCATTGGATAACTTCTTGGAGCAGATGGAGAAACGTTCCACTGTTGATTATGAAGCTCGCCGGCGCCGCGTGGAGCAAAAAATCAACCAAATTATCCAACAGGCATGGACCGCACAGACAGAAAAAGCATACAAAGAAGCAGTTAAACTGCTTAAAAAATACGGCAATGAATTAACAGAGCTAAACGCTCAGGCCATTGCCGAAGGCATTGCTCCGGCAATGAGTAATGAGTTGGTGCAGATTGTAGCGGACAAGGGGCTTGTTGACCATGTTCACTATGCTTACGATATGGCCGGACAGAGAACAGCAGCATGGCTTAAGCTGCCTTACGCACTTACTTTCGTTGACCAGCAGGCAAAGGATTGGCTGTCGAAAGATACGGTCTATTGGATTGGCAATTTCTATGATCATTTTATCAGAGAGGCCGTAACCAAAACCGTTATTCAGTATGCTGTAGAGGAAGGCCAAAATTATTGGACTACCGGCCAGCGGATAAAAGAGGTGCTTGCCGGGACATACGAAATACCGCCGAAGTATCTGCCGACTACTTATGTCCGGGCAGAAGCATACTGGCAACTTGTGTCGTGTGAGGCTGTTACCAGAGCAACAGTGTTTGGGAGTATAGAACCGATGCTGGCTGCAGATGTGGAAGAGTATGAAATACTTACGGCGGAAGATGAAAGGGTGTGCCCTCTGTGCGGCAGAATGCACGGCAAAAAATTTAAGATAGGACATGCTGTTAAGCTGAGAGACAAATTTCTCGGTGCGAAAACGCCAGAAGCCGTAAAGACGGCTCACCCCTGGAACAAGGTGCAAGAGATTGACTCGTGGGAGCCAGAAGCACTGGCAGGAATAGGAATGGCGCTTCCTTCATTCCATGCGAATTGCCGTTGCGACATCGTAGTTTCAGAGTTTAAGGAATATCCTTAATGTGACATATTTAAAGGGAGGAGGAGGGAAGCGATGCCTAATTTCGAGATTTACGCCGAAATCGCCAAGCTGGACGATGAACAGCAGATCGTCTTCGGCTGGGGCAGCGTGACAAAAATAGGGCAGGTACCCTATGTAGACAGCCAGGATGATGTGA